ATATCAATTGAAAAATGGTGAGTATCGATCAGAGGATAAGATAGATACACTTTACAATTATTTAAGGAGAAGAAAATGAGTAAATTGCAACAAGACAGCGTACTAATTATATTGGGGGTTATTTCAGGCAGTATAGGAATACCATTATTGCTAGACCCAGCGCCAGACCTAACAATAGGGATTGGTATGGTAGCAGGCTCTTTTCTTACTGCTATAGCTTTGATAGTTTGGGATTAACACAACATTACCAGAGGAAATAAAATGAACACATGGCCAAACGGAACAAGACGCGCAATGACACAAAGCGAACATGAGCATTGGAACGCTGATAACTATCCTGGCACTTTGGAAATTTGCTGTAAGTGTGATCAACCGACAGGGTATTGCGAAGAAGACAACATGCTTGATGATGATGGTAACCCATATTGTTATGACTGCGCAGTAGGCGCTGGACTTTATGAAGCTGATAGCGCCAATTAAATTACCAGAGGAAATAAAATGAACTTTAAAGAATGGTGGGAAGAAGGAAACGGGTGGCGATGCCTTCATAAAAGTCAAGCCAAAATAGCATGGAACGCAGCAATAGACCAAGCATCTGAAGCCGTTGAGAACGCTGAATATAGTGATGACGATTCAGGTGGTGGAGCTAATAGAAACGCAAGTATTGCAGTAGATAACTTAAAATATAATGAGGTGTCAGAATGAAACAAACAAGAAAGGAAATGATTGCCGTTTTAGAGGCAGCGCAAGAAGGAAAAACGATTCAAGGAAAGCGTCATATAGCTGCTAACGCTGGCGAATTTTACACTTATGACAATGATCACAGGCCAATGTGGAATTTTGATGCGATTGAGTACAGAGTCAAACCAGAGCCTAGAGAATATTGGATAAGAAAAGATCAGGCTCAATTTGAAAGCTCAACAGCTTTTAGCAATAAATTAATGGGCTTTGATAGAAGGGACTTTATTAAAGTAACCGAGCAGCTTTAGCAGTACCCACGTTAGCACCATCCTCAACTAACGTGGTCTTGTGTCAGGTCGTAGTGGCCTGGCGCTCTTTTAATTAAACTGAGATAGACGATGGATAATTTAACTGTAAAATCAGCACAAGTATTATGTGAAGCGCTAGAAATATATAGCGATTATTTTGACGAAGATAACGAAGAATGCGTGATGCTAAAAGAAAATAACCTAGACTTATTTAATGCATACGTTGAATTATTTGAGCTGGCTAATAAAAGCTAGACAATAAAAAACTCACTTGACCGAGGAATCGGATTTCTAGTATAATACTCAAAGCGGCTTACTTGGACTTCGAACCCAAGGATAGCTTACCCCCTTCAGAGTTGCCGCTATCTATTTTCCAGAAGGGTCTGCATGAAGGTTTAACAATGAAAAAACAAATTAATTACAAGCCGGGAACCGATAAGGTTTTATCACCGCGTATTGTTAATTACTCCGTACGATGGGGTAAATTAGTATTAATAACAGCAAATATATCGACCGATACATATCATTTAAAAGCCTATAGAAAGGTTTTGCATTCCTTATGGGAAGGAGGGTATAGCCATAAAGACGCAGCTCATTTGATTATAACGGGTGATGCATAATGGAAATCAATAATTGGGATAAGTGGCAAACCTTTAGAAAAGACAGGGGTACGCCACCGTGGATTAAAGTCTACAGGAACTTATTATCAAATGAACAATGGGTAGATTTAACTGATTCAGAGAAAGGCCAGTTAATTTCTATTTGGATTCTTGCGGCTGATAAAAATGGACAAATACCAGACAATCCAAAAATGATTCAACGAATGGCAATGCTTGAGTCACCACCAAACATCAATAAATTCATAGAGTTAGGTTTCCTGTCAACCACCTGTCAACCACCTGTCAACCAAGCGGTAACCGATTGTCCGCAACTTGACGCACCAGAGGAGAGTAGAGCAGAGACAGAGCAGAGTAAAATAGATAGCCGGTTTGATGATTTTTGGATAATGTACGACAAGAATGTAAACAAGCCAAAATGCAAAGCTAAGTTTGAACGATTGAGTAAAAAATCAGTAGACACTATATTTAACACTCTCCCAAAATACATCAACTCAACGCCTGACAAACAATTTAGAAAAGCGCCATTAGTTTATTTGAATAATGATTGTTGGAATGATGAGATAGTAATACCAACGAATAAAAGTGGTTTTAACAATCAGCCATCAACATCAAGTTACCGGGATTTTCCATTATGAATAAACAATGGCAAGCACCTGAAGCGGAAAAGGTATTTATTGGCTCAATTCTAACTAGGCCATCGAGATTACTTGAAGTCACAGCTACGAAAGCTAGTTTTATGATTGAAGCACACGCGACTGTATTTGATGTGATTATGGATATGAACCAATCTAATAACCTGATTGATTTAATATCAGTAGCGGATCGCTTGACAGAGTTAAATGCTAGTTCAAAAAATAACGTTTATGCTTACCATGCTTCGTTTACTGGTGGTTGGTTACATCAGTTATCTAATTGGATGGAGGCGGCTGTTGTTGATTCTTTTTTCTATTCATCGCAAGAAATTATAATACGCGAGTATCGCAAGCGAGAAATAACAAAGATCAGTTATAACTTGAGCGAAGATTATGATGCTGATGTCGCCATACAAGAATTAATGAATTTAGAAGTGGTTGAGAAAAAGCACACCCACACGATTACTGAGGCTTTAACAGTTGCTATTGATAAAGTACAAGAGTTGGCACAGCATGGTGGTGTTGTTGGTTTGACAACTGGTTTAAAGGCTTTGGATGACGCTATTGGTGGATTCCAATCACCAGATTTATATATTATTGGAGCAAGGCCAGCAATGGGTAAAACAGCAGTTGCTATGAACATGATGCTATCTAATAATTGCGCGGCTGGATTCTTTTCGACTGAGCAACCAATGGAACAAATAGGAATTAGGACATTATCAATACAAAGCGGTGTTTCTGCTAATCGAGTAAGAAAGGCTGACTTCCAAAATGGCGATATAGAAAGGCTTATATCTACACTAGGACAACTTAAAGGTCGCAATGTATTAATCCATGACAAGGCTAATATAACGATTGGTGAGCTAATGCGTGAAGCTAGGCAAATGAAGTTTACTCACGATATACAAGCGGTCTATGTTGATTACATTCAGCGAATCAAAAGCCCGAAGGCAGAAAACAGACGGTTAGAAGTTGCTGACGTTGTGACGGGCCTTAAAACACTTGCCAGAGAACTAAATATTCCAGTTATAGCATTAGCACAGGTATCGCGAGAAGTTACTAAGCGGCCTGACAAGCGTCCTCACATGGGCGATCTTTTAGAGTCTGGTGTCATAGAGCAAGAAGCTGACGTTGTGATGATGCTTTACCGTGATGAGGTCTACAACGAAGACACAAATGAAAAAGGTATTATTGAAATATTAATCGATAAGAACCGACACGGGCCAACTGGCAAGCTTAAATTTGCATGGATTGGCGATCAAATGAAAATAGCGGATCTGCAAGGGGGGTCGTTTTAATGTTAAAGCATATTACAGAATATCTACCAAAGCACTTAGCCAAGGGTTATCGAGAATACTTAGAAAGGCAAATAGCCAATCAAACAAGCACAATGACAGAAGAAGAAATACAGGATAATTTAAAGCAATTACGGGAGGCTGTACGATGAAAGTATTAATAGCATGCGAATATAGCGGAAGGGTACGCAACGAGTTTATAAAGCGAGGCCATGACGCTATAAGTTGCGACCTGTTACCGACTGATTCACCTGGCCCGCATTATCAAGGCAATGTATTTGATATTATTAACGATGGTTTTGATTTGATGATTGCACACCCGCCTTGTACTAGGCTAACTAATAGCGGTGTTAGGTGGTTAAATGAGCCACCAAAAGGGCGAACGCTTGAAGCAATGTGGCAAGAGCTTGACGAGGCAACGGCTTTTTACAGGGCATTAGCATTGGCAGACATACCAAAAAAAGCACTTGAAAACCCAATTATGCATAAATACGCTAAAAAACGTATAGGGCCAATAGCTCGACAAGTGATACAGCCTTGGTGGTTTGGAGAAGAAACATTTAAGGCAACAGGATTTGAATTGCATGGGCTACCTGATTTAATCCCAACAAATAAGCTTAACCCGCCAAAGCTAGGAACAGAAGAACACAAAGCATGGTCATGGGTTCATCGAGCATCACCAGGCCCCAATCGGTGGAAAGTTAGAAGCACTACTAGCATAGGTGTGGCCCAAGCAATGGCTGAACAATGGGGTTAAATAAAGCAAATTAACCATTGACCTGTTA